TTCATTTCTTTGGCCGAGGGGCGTTTGAGCCGCGAGCTAGAGACGCGCAGCCAAGAAAAGCGCGCTACCGCCACGCTAACTGTTGGTGACGAATACACAGCGCTGCCGACCGATCTGCGTGAGTTGCGGATGGTGAAGCTGAACGGCGACCCTGAGACTGTTCTGGAGTATATGTCGCCTACCGCCTTGCATAGCTCTTACTCGTCCGGCGGAAACAGCAAGCCCCGCGCTTACTCGCTTGTCGGGCAGGAGTTAAAGCTGCGGCCCAAGCCCGACAGTACCTACACGGTCGAGATCATCTACATCGGCTCGCTGTCCGCACTGTCTGACAGCAACCTCGTCAATGAGGTGCTGACGCGCCATCCCGACGCCTACTTGTATGGGAGCTTGGCAGAAGGCTACAGTTACCTACTTGATGAGACTAGGGCGGCCCAATACATGCAGCGCTTCACGATGGCGATCAACGAGATCAAGATTGACGAAGAGCGTGCGAATTACGGAACGTCGTCGCTCCAGATCAGCAGCATTTACCAACGGCAAAACTCAGCAGGAGCAAGCTAATGGCTGCGATGAGCGATTATTTGGAAGATGAAATCCTAGACCATATCCTGCGGAATGCTGCGTTTACATCGCCATCCGCTGTATATCTAGGGCTTTCCACCGGCACATTCGGCGATGACAACAGCGGTACTGAACTCACTGGCAATAATTACTCCCGCGTTGCAGTCACCTTTGATCCTGCATCTGGTGGCGCCACTGATAACACTGGTGCAATTGAGTTTGCGGCTGCGACCGGAACGTGGGGCAGTGTCGGCTTCTTTGGTCTTTTCGACGCAAGCAGCGCGGGTAATCTTTTGATACATGGCGCTCTAGCATCAGCCAAAACAATTCAATCCGGCGACATTCTCAAGATCAACGCAGGTGACTTAGACATCACGATTGACTGAGGCGCACGATGGCACTTGTATTAAAAGATCGCATCAAGGAAACGACCAGCACAACAGGCACCGGAACATATACGCTTGCAGGTGCTGTAACCGGGTTTGAGGCGTTTTCTGAAATTGGTGACGGCAATACCACCTATTACTGTTGCAGCGATGGCACAGACTTTGAGGTGGGTGTCGGCACCTACACGGCGTCGGGCACGACGCTTGCGCGCACGACTATTTTGCAGTCAAGCAACAGCGATGCGGCGGTCAACTGGACCGCAGGCACACGAAACATTTTCTGCACCCAACCAGCGGAAAAAGCGGTGTTTCTTGATGCTTCTGGAAACATCACGATCCCCGGCACAATTGATGGGCGGGACTTGCAGACTGATGGCACTAAACTAGACGGCGTTGAGAGCGGTGCAACCGCCGACCAAACTGCTGCCGAAATCCGCACATTGGTTGAGAGCGCCACAGACAGTAATGTCTTTACAGATGCTGACCACACAAAGCTCAATGGCATTGAAACCAGTGCTGATGTAACTGACACCACAAACGTCGTTGCTGCCCTAACGGCAGGGACCAACATTACAATCGCGGTTGATGGCACGATTTCAGCTACTGGCTCAAGCGGTCTTGCAAATGTTGTCGAAGACACCACGCCCCAACTTGGCGGCACGCTTGATGCAAATAATCAGTTAATACAATTCGGCGACAGTTCCGGCGCTACAGTAAACAGATTGCAGCTTGGCGACAGCCAAGACCTTAGCCTGTACCACAACGGGAACTCGCAGGTTAACCACAATGGAACCGGCGACCTGTATATAAGCAGCAACAACAACACCATTTTCTATAACTCTGGCTACGCGAAAATCAACATTCAGGATGGCAGTAGTGGCGGCGTGAAACTCTACTACGGTAACGCTACACTGACTGCCCAGACAACGTCCGAAGGTTTAGACGTTGAGACAGGCATCCTTAATGTAAAGAACGGCGGCTCACCATCAGAAGTGCGGCTGTTCTGCGAAAGCTCAAACGCCCATTACGCAAGTTTGAAATCGCCACTACATTCAGCTTTCAGCGGTAATGTCACCCTTACCGTTCCATCCACCACAGGCACGTTAATAGGCACAGGCGACAGTGGCTCAGTTGCTACCGGTATGATTGCGGACGACGCAGTTACAGCAGCCAAGCTGGCTGACACGGCGGTCACCGCTGGCTCGTACACAGCAGCCGACATCACGGTGGATGCACAAGGTCGTATCACAGCAGCCAGCAATGGTTCTGGCGGCGGCGGTGGTAGTGCGAGTGACAGCTTCAAGACTATCGCTGTTTCAGGCCAGAGCGATGTGGTGGCAGACAGTTCAACAGACACGCTGACCTATGTCGCTGGCTCCAACATGACCATCACGACTGATGCGTCCACTGACACTATCACATTTGCGTCCAGTGGCGGCGGTGGTGGGGGGTCGTTCCTGCCACTGTCAGGCGGGACTTTGACCGGCGACCTGACACTCGGTGGCGCGCTGGTTGAAGAGGTTTACAACCTGACCGGAACTGTTATGAGCCCGTCCAACGGGACAATCCAGTATAAGACGCTTGCGGCCAATACCACGTTATCAGAGAATTTTGTGGACGGCGAGAGCATTACCTTGATGCTTGACGACGGTTCGGGCTACACGGTTACTTGGCCGGTGATGACTTGGGCTTCAGGCTCTGCGCCAACGCTTGCGACAACTGGATACACCACAATCGTGCTGTGGCACGCTAACGGCAGTCTGTACGGAGCGGTCGCAAGCTAATGTTGAGCCGCAAAATACTACTAGCAGGTCAAAGCGCTGGCGGTGGTGGAGGCGGAACAGGCCAGTACTACGGTTACACATCGACTGCAACCGCAACGAATGGCATACGCGGTCCCGGCCTTGTCAATACGTGGTATCGGCGTGAAGTGATTGCTTTTGTTTACACAAGCTCCGAATTGTCAACGCTGGGTCTGAGTGCAAATGACGTGATCACAAAATTGCGCTGGAATGTGACTCAAGTTCCACTGTCAAGTCGTATGCCGTTGCCTAACTACGCAATCAGGATGAGCCATATTTCGTCCGCAACCATAACGAGCAATCCGTCTGGGGCATCGACCGGCGCTAACAGAACCACAGTTAAAAATCAGCATAATTACAACGCTTACACGCCCGGCACTGGTTTGTACGAGATGACGTTGGACACCAGCTTTACTTGGAATGGCAACGACGGCATCGGCTTTGTATTTGCTTGGGGCCAATGCCCCGTAAGCTATAACGCAGCCGGTCAAACCACTGTGATAACGACCGGCAGCACTCATTATAAATGGACTGATGGCGCCGGGACTTACACCGTTGACGAAGCAACAAATGCAACAGTCAACCTTAAAAGACCAGCCCTCGACCTGTTTGTCACTTGAGGAGTTTTAAATGTACGCAAAAATCACAGACGGTGCTGTCGCCGCCTACCCATACACCATTGCTCATTTGAAAGCAGACTACCCAAACACAAGTTTTCCAGACGCGATGACTGATGCAATGCTTCAAGCGCATGGGATGTACTCGGTGGCTTCATCTTCACAACCTGATCACGATGCAGCAATTCAGTACGTTGAGGAAGCCACACCGACGCTTGTAGATGGAGCGTGGACGCAGACGTGGCAAGTCAAAAACTACGAACTGTCAATTCAACAGCGCAACGTCCGACAAGAACGCGACAAGCGTCTCTTTGAGACGGATTACTTAGCACTGTCTGACCAGACGCTTTCGGCTGAAATGACTTCCTATCGTCAGGCGCTGCGTGATGTCCCGGCACAATCTGGGTTTCCCGCGTCTGTTACATGGCCGACTAAGCCATGATCTCAACCTTTGCATTTGGCGAAGAGCCGTTTGCGGCAGATAGTGTTAGCGTTGTTCAATTTGCCAGCGCCGTGGCCAATATAGTGGTCACCTCTTCTGCTAGCGCCAAAGCTGTTTTTCTGACCAGCGGCTCAGCAAGTATCTCTATCAGCCAAAGTGCCGTTGCAAATGTGCTTGGTGACGCTTGGACGATTGTTCCAGAGGGTTCAGAGACTTGGTCAATTCAATCGCAAGGAAGCGAAACATGGACACCCGTTTCAGCGGGCAGCGAGACGTGGAGTAATCAGTGATTTCTTTTGGCGCAGATGCGTGGACAGTTGTCGATGAAGGCACCGAGACGTGGGCTGACGTAGCCGACGGCACCGAGACGTGGATAACGCAGTCTGAGGGCAGCGAGGCATGGCAAACCATCTCGTCAGGAGGCGAGACTTGGAGTAATGTATTTGAAGGTGCAGAAAGTTGGAGGCCGCAGTGATACAGTTCGGCGAGTTCCTGCCTGATCAGGCTGACATCCTAAACCCCGGCGTGACGGTAGCGACGAACGTCATGCCAAGCGCCGTGGGCTATCACTCGATGAACAGCTTTGTTCCTTACTCGAATGCAGCTTCTGGAACTATTCGCGGCATTTTTGCGGCAAAGGATAGCGCTGGCAATAACAAGTTATTTGCCGGTGACGACGCCAAGCTCTACCTGCACAATACGTCCACAAACAATCTTGATGACATCAAGAAGACGGGCGGCTATGACCTGACGGGCGCAGAGCGCTGGAGGTTTATTCAGTTTGGCGATTATGTTATCGCCGCAGGCGGTATTGGCGAGGAACTTCAGTTTTTTGAGCTAGGCACAAGCTCTGCATTTGCCGACCTCGCCGGTTCTCCGCCAAAGGCTGACTTCATTGCGGCGGTTCGAGATTTCGTTTGGATCGCAAATGTGGACAGCGGAACCGGACGCATACCATACCGGGCGCAGTGGTCTGGTTTTAACGACATAGATAATTGGGTTGCCGGTGTCGATCAGTCCGACTTTCAGGACTTGCCTGACAGTGGAGAGATAACTGGCCTAGTCGGTGGTGAGTATGCGACGATATTGACTGAGCGCGCTGTCTTCCGCGCCACCTATGCCGGTCCGCCCCTGATCTGGCAGTTTGATAAGGTTGTGTCTGAACGCGGGTGTAACTTTAAAAACTCGGTGTGCAATGCAGGCAACCTTGTGTTTTTCTTATCATCTGACGGCTTTTATTCCTTCAATGGTCAGCAGATTTCGCCCATTGGAAGCGAGCGCGTAAACCAATTCTTCCTGTCTGATTTTGATAGCAACTATGATGATCGCATGTCTGCGGCGGTTGACCCGCTGAATGAAGTCGCGATGTGGTCTTACACGTCCACAGCCTCGCCGTCAGGCCAGCCCGACAAAATCCTGATCTACAACTACACCTTGAACAAGTGGTCGGTAGCTGAGGTCGAGGCAGACCTTCTCGCGCCAATGTTTTCGGCCGGATATACGGTTGACGCGCTCGACAATCTGTCTTCAACGGTTGACGGCCTTAGCATTCAGCTAGACAACCGTTTTTACAAAGGCGGCCAATATTTCTTTGGTGGCGCATACGGCAACAAAATTTACAGCTTCACCGGCTCGGTTTTGCCCGGCACGATTGAGACGGCTGAAGCTCCCCTGTCTACTGGCAAGCACTCAATCGTCACGCGCGTTTATCCGTATTATGAGGACGGCACAGTGACCGTCGCCATCGGCACCCGCGAGACGCAGTCTCAAACGCCGACCTTTACCAGCGACGTGGCAGTTAATGCTTCAGCGTTTTCGCCGTTCCGGGCTCAGGGCCGCTATCATCGGGCTCGGGTTAAGTTTACTGGCGACTGGGACAAGGCGCTTGGCATCGAGGTTGAGGCAAGGGATATCGGCAGGCGATGACAACGCGCAAGTCAAACTTTCGTATTCTCAATCCAATCCTTGCGACTACTCGCGAAATCGCCGAGGTTCTTAACAGGGCAATCGATGGCAAGCTGAACTCGACAGGTCAGTTTACTTTGACCACAAGTTCCTCGACCAGCACTGTGAACGATCCGCGCGCCAGTAAAGAAAGCGTAATCTTGTTTTCGCCGACGACTAGCAACGCGGCTTCCGCTGCATCTGGGATGCACGTTTCGACAAAAAACAACGGAAGTTTTGTGGTGACGCACGCATCTAATTCACAGGCCGACAGGACTTTTGACTATGTCATTATCGGCTGAAAGCTGGGCAAGGTGCAGCAAATACATTGAGGACGCGCTTCAATACGCGAGCGGGTCGCACACGATACAGGATGTGATGATTGCGGTATCTGAGGGCAAGGCCCAGTTTTTTCCTCTGGATAAGTCTGCTATAGTGACAGAAATTGTTGACTATCCGCAAAAATCAATGTGTCGGATTTGGCTGGCAGGTGGCGATTTAGATGAGCTAGTCCAAGCAGAAAGCGCGATTGAGGCATGGGCTAAAACGCTTGGCTGTAGTGGGATGGAGATCATTGGCCGCAAGGGATGGCTTCGCAAGCTCAAGGATTATCGCCAGAGTGCGGTAGTATTGATGAGGGATTTTGACGATGAGTAAAGGCGGCAGCACCACAAGACAAGTCACGCAGACCATGACGGACCCGACCACGGCCCCGTTCAAAGAATTCGGTTTGTCCGAGGCGAAACGCCTCTATGGCCAAGGCCCGATGCAATACTACCCCGGTCAGACGGTTGTGGGCTTCTCACCCGAGACTGAGATGGCGCTGTCAGGCTTGCGTGAACAGGCGATACAAGGATCGCCCTTTATTGGCGCGGTTCAGGATGTGGTGATGCAGAACCTGATGGGAACAAACCCACTTCAGGCTGCCGCGTTCCGCCCCGCTGTCGAGCAAGTCGAGGCGCAGTTTGGCAAGGCCGGGCGGTACGGCTCTGGTTATCAGCAGAGGGCGGTTGCTGAAGGTCTTGCGCCGATGGCATACAAAGCACAGCAAGATGCAATCGCGATGGCCCCAGCGGCTCGCGAGTTTGGTTTTGCTGACCTTGAAACACTTGCAGGCATTGGCGCAGCGCGTGAGGCGCAAGAGCAAGCAGAGCTTTCGGCTGACATCGAGAAGTTCCAGTTCGAGCAGCAGGCGCCGCAGGCCGCGCTTACGAACTACCTCGCGTCAGTTCAGGGCGGTCAGCTTGGCTCTCAGCAGATCACGCCCTTCTACAGTAACCCGCTGGCAAGCGGCCTGTCGGGCGCACTTGGCGGCGCGATACTTGGTGGGCAGGCAGGGATTAACCCCCTCATAGCTGCGCTCCTTGGCGGCGGCGCTGGGCTTTTAGGAGTGTAATATGGTGATGCGACCCGGACAGCTTGCCTTCATGCCGCGACAGCTTGCGGCTCAGCGCCTGCTTGATATGGCACGCCCTGCTGCCCCGACGGCTCAGATTACGCGACGCAACATCCCGAGATATCAAGAAGGCCCGAGGGCCGGTCAGGTAATGCCGCCTTACATGGACGCAGCGCAACTTGCCGCTGCGGCCGCTCAGTCTCGCACGCCGCCCCGTATGATGATGCCTATGGAGATGGCGGCGATGCGTGCGCCCCAGATGCGCGGCATGACCTCGCCGCCTGCCCCCTCGACCTTCGGCCAGCGTATCGGCACGGCGCTCCGTCAGCCCCTGACATCACCGACCGGCATGGGCCTCGCCACTGCGGCGCTGACCGGGCTTGAGATGGCCGGGCCGCAGCGGGTGCCGACCTCGACCGGGCAGATACTGGCGCGAGCAGGCATAGCTGGGTTGAAGACTTATGCTGACGCACAGAAGGCGCAGAGA